CCGGGCGAACTGCGCGTGCCTGGTCGATTTCGAATAATGCCGTACTACATCTCGAACGAGAACCCCGACTGCTCGGGCTGGGCGGTCGAGAAAGACGACGGCGAGGTCATGGGCTGCCACCGCACGAGGCGCGAAGCGATCGACCAGATGCTCGCGCTCTCCCTCGCCGAGGACATGGAACCAGGCGGCGAACGGTCCGCGAAACAACTCACCGACGAGGATCTCACCCCGCCGCGCGGCGTACGTGAAGAGGCGCAACGCGGTCTCGACTGGCGACGCGAATACGGTCGGGGCGGCACGCCGGTCGGTGTCGCACGTGCGCGCGACCTTGCCAACGGTCGCACCCTCACGATCGAAACCATCAAGCGCATGCTCTCTTATTTCGCACGCCACGAAGTCGACAAGCAGGGCGAAGGCTGGTCGCCTGACGAGGACGGCTACCCGTCGGCCGGTCGGATCGCGTGGGCGTTGTGGGGCGGCGATGCTGGCTGGGCGTGGGCGCGCGGTGTGAACCGCACGTACGAAGCGGACCAAGAAAGAACCACGCGCGGCGGCACTGGTGAGCCGGTGAAGACGAAACGCATCAACGCTGCCGCGACGATCGAGTTCAAGGCCGCCGACAGTTCCGAGTCCGCCGGCGAGTTCGTCGCCGTCGTCTCCGTGTTTGACAACGTCGACCTCGTCGGCGAGCGCGTCATGAAGGGCGCGTTCGAGAAGTCGCTCAAACAGTACGAAGAGTCGGGGCGCTCGATTCCGGTCGTGTGGTCGCATCAATGGAGCGACCCGGATTACTACATCGGGGCGGTACGTGAGGCGAAGGAAACGTCCGAAGGTCTCGAAGTGCGCGCCGAGTTGTTCGACACTGCGACCGCCAAGCACCTCAAAACCCTGATGAAAGAGGGCGTCGTCACCGAGTTCTCGTTCGCGTACGACATCAAGAAAGAAGGCAAAGGTGCCGACGGTGTGCGCGAGTTGCGCGAGCTGCACATCTTGGAGGTCGGGCCGACGCTCAAAGGTGCGAACCCGGCGACGCGACTGATCAACGTGCGCTCCGCCGACGCCGCCGGTAAAGCCGAGCCAGGCGAACTCGAAGAGGGATCGTTCGTCGAGTGGGACGACAAGTACGGCCGGGTCGAGTACATTATGACCGAGGGAGAGTTCGGCGTCGAAGGCGACCCGCTCTCGATCCCGGCAAGCGAAGACGATCCGCTCGCACTCGTTCGCGAATACGTCGAGAGCGGCGAGGAATGGCTGCCGACAAACATGTTCACCGCGCACCGGTTCTCCGAACTGGAAGTCGCGCAAGAGGAAGTCTCGGGCGGCGAAACGCCGGCCGAGGAAGCACCGGTCGAGGCGGAGGAAGCGTCCAACCTTGACGCCCCCACCGCAAGCGGCACGGATGCAAAGGCGGGACGAGTCCTGTCGACGAAGAACGAGAACCGGATCAAAGATGCGGTGCAACTTCTCAACGACGTGCTCGGCTCGCTAACCGCTAACAGCGACACGAGTAAGTCCGAGGAACCCCTGGTCAAGGACGAGGCGAAGGTCGAGACACCGAAACCGGTGTTAGATGCGGCGACAGCCCAACTACTCCTCGAACTCGAAACCGAGATCGAGCAACCCTAACCTAACCAGGAGAAACAACCATGAAAGACCTGATCAACCAGGCGAAAGAAATCGCAGCCGCCGCTGCCGCCGAGGGCCGTGCGCTCTCCGACAGTGAGCGCGCAACCGTTGAGCAAGCACTTGCCGGCGCGAAGGCTCTCAAAGCCGACGCTGACTTGCGCAAGGCCGTCGAACAGATCGGCAGCGACCTCGGCGAAGTGAAGCCGCAAGCGGAGGCCACAGGCCGCACCGCTGGCGAGCGTCTCATCAACGACCCATCGTTCAAGGCGTGGCACGCTGCCGCGACCTCGAACGGCTCAATCGACGGACGCAGCCTGGTGAACAGCCCGGCCGTCGCCGTCTCGGGTATCAAGGCCACGATCACCGGCGCGTCTGACGACTACGCCGGCTCGCTCATCGACGCCTACCGCGTGCCCGGGGCCGACGCCTCGTACGCTCGCGAGAACAGCGTCCTCGCGCAACTCTCCGCGACCCGCGTCAACAGCGACGTCGTGGACCTTGCCCGGGTGCTCTACTACGGTGGAGGCCAGTCGGTGAACAACGCCGCCGGCGTCGCCGAAGGTTCGGCCCCGTCCGAGTCGACGATGAAGTTCGAGAAGGTCAGCCTCCCGGTTCGCGACTTCCGCGCATTCTTGCCGGTGTCCAACCGTGCGCTCGCTGACGCTGCCCAGCTCGGCGGCCTGGTCGACGCCTTCCTCCGCTCCGGCATCTTGGAAGCGGTCGAAGACGAGATCGTCTCGGGCGACGGGACCGGCGAAACGATCGAGGGCATCCTCGAAGTTTCCGGCACCCAGTCGGTCGCATTCGACACTGACCTGATCACCACGATCCGCAAGGGTATCACGGCCGTCCGTTCAGTGGGCAACGCCCGCGGCACGCTCGCCGTCGTGATGAACCCGGCAGACATGGAAGCGCTCGACCTGCTCAACGACAGCGGCACGTTCTACTTCGGCGGACCCGCCTCGGCGGTCACTCCGACGGTGTGGGGCATCGCTCGCATCGCCTCGTCCGCAATGCCGGAAGGCCAAGCGGTCGTCGGCGAGTGGGGCCAGGCTGTCTTGTTCGAGCGTGCGCCGATCACGGTCGCACTGCACCCGCAGCACAGCGACTTCGCAACGAAGGGTCTCACGGCCGTCGTCGCGTCGTGGCGTGGCACGTTCGGCGTGCAGCAGCCGGCCAAGTTCGCCGTGTGCGACTTGACCTCCGGTTCCTGAACCTAACCGACAAAGAGAGAAGGGCCGGGGCGCAAGCCTCGGTCCTTCCTCTGTGTTCGGGCACTGGTGAACACATGCCGATGATCAAGATCGCAATACGTCCCGGTGTCGTGCTCCGGTTCAAAGAGAAAGACGCGCAGCGTCTCGGTCTCACCTCGGTCGAGCCGGAAGGCAACAAGAAACTCGAACCGACGGCTGCCAAGAAGCCGACGAAAAAGAAGCAACCAAAGACGGAGGTGACCGATGGCGTTCGCGACGATAACTGACTTGGAGAACGTGGTCGGCCGCGAGATCGACGAGAACGATGCGGCGGCGCTGTTCGCTCTCGACTCGGCGACCGCGATGGTGCGCGCCGTCATCGGTCAGTACGTCGAGGAAGTCGAAGACGACGTCATCGTCCTCGACGGCAGCGGCACCCGGGTGTTGATGCTGCCAGAGACGCCGGTGTCGGACGTGTCGCTCGTCGAAATCGACGGCGAGGAACTGGACGCCGACGAGTACCAGTGGAGTGCGGACGGGTACGTGCGCAAACTCAACGGCACCTGGTCGACGGACCTGCGCTCGGTCGAGATCACGTACACCCACGGGTATGCGACCATCCCGCCGCTCATCGTCTCGATCACCGCTAAACTCGCCGGGCGCATGCTCGACGTACCGGCCGCCGTGCGACAAGAAACGATCGGCGCGTACTCGGTGAGCTACAACCCGGCCACGTTGCAGGCCGACGAACTCGTCCTACTCGACACATACAAGAGGGCGTGATGTTCACCACCCTGCTGCATCAAACCGCGACCCTGTTGCGTCCGGGCGTCTACACGTACGACGCGTACGGCAACGAGACGTACGAGTACCCTGGCTCGGGTCAAGCGCAGCCGGTGCTCGCGTGCCGCATTCAGGAAAACGACGGTACCGAGAACGAGGACGACCGCGAGACGGTGGAACGTCGAGCCGTCGGGTTCTTCGGACCGGACGAAGAGATCGCACCGTATGACCGGTTCGACATCGACGGAGAGATCTGGGAAGTGGTCGGGCAGCCGGTGCTACGCCACGACGCGAAAGGTCCGCACCACTACGAGACGAACCTCCGGCGGGTGCAGGTATGACCGAGAAGTCGGACGTGCGCGTCGACCTTGACGCGATGATGGCGGCGATCTCCCGGTCGACCCAGTTCCAAAAAGCGGTGAAACTCGTCGCCGACCTAGTACGAGACGAGGCCGAAAGTATCGCCCGGGCAGTCGCGTACGACGAAGGGTACTACGCCGACTTGTTCGCATCCGGCACCGACCAGGCGCAGAGCATTGTGAGCCGCAACGTGAACCAACGCGTCCGGCGAAACGTTGCCGTGCTTGGCAAGAACAAATACATCGACACGCAGTTCGACGGCGACGGCAACCCGAGCAAATACACCGGCCTCGTCGGCGTCGTGGTCAACAAAGACTTCAAGGCGTTCTGGGTAGAATACGGGTCAATCGCAAAAGGTCCGCGACGCGTCATGCTCAACGCCGCGGAGAAGATAGCCAAGCAATACAACATCGAAGTGGAGCCAGTGTATCAAGCAGACCACCAACAAAACATCGCCGAACTCCGCGCCAAGATTTCCGAGGGGCGTAAACGTAAAGCAGCCAAACGTGAAAAAGCACGAGACAAGGCTGCTCGCAAAACTATAACGGACGCCGGCATCAACTGGTTCGGTGACTCGCAATGATCCCAAACATCGAGACCGCCGTCGTCGCCGTGCTGCTTGACAGTTCCGAGATCACCGACCTCATCGGCGAGAACCGGGTGTCGACCGACCTTCCCCCCAACGCCGGCCTGCCGCGCATCCGGGTCACCTTGACCGGCGGCTCGATCCCGGTCCAACGCTGGCTGTACGCCCCGCGCATCACCATCGAAGGATGGGCCGAAACCCGGGCCGATGCGTACGAGGTGGCGACCACCGCCCTCTCGGTCTTGGAAACCTACATGACGACGGCACAGGTGGAAGAAGGCGTCGTTACGTCTTGCGAGATGGACTCGGGGATCCTATGGGCACCCGACCCGAACTCAAAGACGCCGCGATACCTCGGCAGCGTAACTGTCCACATTCACCCCAACCCAGGAGACTAACACATGACCACCCCCGCGAACATCCTCGTCGGCAGCAACGGTACGATCTCGGTCGCACCAGCCGGCACCGCCAAGCCGACGACGCTGACCGGCGCGCTCAACGCCGCCTTCACCGAAGTCGGATACATCTCGGAGGACGGCATCACGATCTCGTCCTCGGTCGACGTCGCTGACATCGCCGCGTTCCAGTCGCTGTTGCCGGTGCGCAAAGTGGTGACCGGGCGCACGTTCGACGTGTCGTTCGTGTTGCGCGAATGGAGCGCCGCGAACTTGGAGCTCGCGTTCGGCGGCGGTGAGGTCACTGACCTCGGCGGCGGCGAGTTCGAGTACGTGCCACCGGCAGCCGGCGACGCGCTGTTGGAGAAAGTGGTCGTCGTTGACTTCAACGACGGCGAAAAGAACTACCGCCTCGTGCTCGCGCGCGTGGTCGCTACCGAGTCTGTCGAGACGAACATCGTCCGCACCGGTGCGGCCGACCTGCCGATCACGCTCAACGTCCTCGAAGACGACAACGGCGACACCTGGTACCTGCTCTCGGACGACCCGGCACTCGAACCCGCGGGTAGCTGATGACCGAGCGCGTCATCGATCTCGACGCAGCCCGGGCCGCACGTGCGGAGGCCGCCAAGCAGAACCCGGTGATCCGGTTCGCCGGGCAAGACTGGGAGCTCCCGGCCGAGTTGCCGTGGGCGATCGCCGAGGCCGCCGGCGCGGCAACCGCCGAAGCCGCGATCGCGGCGGTGCGTTCGCTGCTCGGTGATCGTTGGGATGCGTTCCTCGCGTGCGGTCCGACGATCGACGACATGCGCACCCTCCTCGAAAACATCGCCACCCTGTACGCGGTAGACCCGGGAAAATAGCGCCGGTCGCGGCATTGTGTCGCGACCATTTCGAAGCGTTAGAGGCGGACTTCCAGCGTTACTACCAGATCGACCTCGCGAACGCGTTGTACGGTCCCCAACCGCTCGGTGCCCGGCGGTTCGTCGCGCTCATCAAATGGCTGCCACCGGAGGCGGCAATCTGGCGCGCAACGTCGACGACGTGGACGACTGACAACGAACTCGCGGCGATAACGATCGAGATGCTCGACTCGTTGCGGAGGCTCTACATCCAGGCGCACTCCAAGAAAGGCGGCACCCCACCCAAGCCAGTCGAGATCCCCCGGCCGTGGAAGCGCAAAGAAAAAGCGCCCGCGAAACGCGGCACTAGTCTGGCAGAGATGATGAAACAGTACGGACTCCAAGTACGTCGGGGAGGTGGTGAGTAATGGCAGGTCTCGGTCTCGAAGCGGCCGTGATGAACATCCTCATCGGCCCCAAGTTGAGCGACACGTTCGGCTCCACCCTCGGCGACCAACTCGACAAGGCGGTCGGGCCGGCGGCGGAGAAAGCGAGCAAGACGCTCGGGGAGAAACTGACGGCCGGGTTAGACAAGGCCGGCAAGTCGCTCTCGAAGAACGTCACCGCGCCGCTGCTCGCGATCGGTGGCGCGGCGGTCGCAGTCGGTCTCGACATTGATGACGCGCTCGACGGGATCCGTGTAAAGACCGGGGCAACCGGGAAGGAACTCGCGGGACTCGAAGAGGACTTCCGCACCGTTGCCAAAAGTTCGACCGCCGGGTTCGGCGATGTCGGCGACGTCATCTCGGACCTCAACGTTCGGCTCGGTCTCACCGGCGAACCGTTGCGCATCCTCGCCGGGCAGCTGCTTGACTTGCAACAGATCACCGGGGAGGCGGCAAGCACCGAGGCCGTCGCCGACCTCTTCAAGACGTTCGGCGTGTCGGCCGAGCAACAGAGCCAGGTGCTCGACCAGTTGTTCCGCGCGTCGCAAGCGAGCGGGATCGCGTTCAATGATTTGACGAGCAGCGTCGGACAGAACGCCGCCCGGTTCAAAGAACTCGGCATCCCCCTGGGCGAGGCGGTCGCTCTCATTGCGAGCGTCGAGAAGTCAGGATTGAGTGCCGACTCGGTGCTCACCGGCTTGCAGCGCAGCATCCTCAAATCGGTCGGCGGTACCGACGACATCGTAAAAGCGCAAATGGAACTAACGGAAGCGCAGAACGACCAGCAAGTCGCGGCGCAAAAACTTGCGGCGGCGACCGCAAAACTCAACGAGCTGCGCGCCAACCCGAAGGCAACCCAGTCGCAAATCCTCGCCGCCGAGGCGACGGTCACCCAGTTTCAGAACCAGGTCGACGAGTCGATCAACAAGGTCGCCAGCTTGCAAGCGGTCATCGACAAGGCGGCAAAACTTCCCGCCGGGACGAATGCCGGGCAGTTCTTGCAGAGCACCGTCGCCGAGATCGAGCGACTCATCGCCGCCGGCGACCGTGTTGGTGCGACCGAGATCGCGAAGGAAACGTTCGGGCGCGGTTTCTTGGAAGTGCTTGCGGCGATCGAGTCGGGCGCGTTCAACACGGACGCGCTCGTCGCTGAAATCCAACAGGGCACCGACTCTATCACCGGTCTCGCCGACGAGACCGCCGACTTCCCGGAGAAGTTCGCGCAGCTCAAAAACTCGATCGGCCTGGCACTCGAACCGCTTGCGGCGACCATTATTCCCGCAATCACCGCCGCGGTCACTAACTTCATCCCGGTCATCGAGCGCGTCGCGGCCGCGTTCGCAAGCCTCTCCCCGGGCGTGCAACAAGCGATCGTCGTCGTCGCCGGTCTCGCCGCCGCACTCGGGCCGACCCTTCTCATCTTCGGCAAGATGATCTCGGTCATCGGACAGATCGGCACCGCACTGAAAGCGGTGACCGCTCTCTTGGTCGCGAACCCGTGGGTGCTGCTCGCCGCCGCCGCGGTCGCCGCGGTCATTCTCATCATTCAAAACTGGGACAAGGTCGCCGCGTTCTTCTCCGAGATTTGGGAAATCATCGCTGGTGGCGCCGACGCATTGTGGGACGGTCTCGCCGGTGGGGCGACCGCCGCGTTCGAAGCAATCAAGGCGGCCGTGCTCGCCGGTGTCGAGACGATACGTGGAGTGTTCGACAGCATCAAAGACCTCGGCAAGAACATCTGGGACGGCATCAAAAACGCGACGACGTCGGCGTTCACGTTCGTGCAGACGAAGGTGAACGAGGCGATCAACAAGATCCGCGAGGTGTTCTCCCGGGCCGCGAACCTCGGGTCGGAAATCTGGAACGGTCTCAAAAACGGCGCGCAAGGTGCGATCACCGCAGTCGGCAACGTTGCGAAAGGCATCGTCAACGCGATCGCCGGAGCGTGGAACAACACCATCGCCAAGATTTCCTTCTCGTTGCCGAGCTGGATACCGAAAATCGGCGGCAGCCGGTGGGGTGTACCGAAGATACCGATGCTCGCCGAGGGTGGTCTCGCGATGGCGAACCGTCCGGCAATCGTCGGCGAACTCGGTCCGGAGTTGTTCGTTCCGAAAGTGTCGGGCACCGTCGTCCCGAACAACCAACTCGGCGGCGCGATGGGCGGTCCGTCGTACACGATCACCATCAACAACCCGACCGCCGAACCGTCGAGCACCTCTATCCCGAACGCCTTGCGGAAGGCGAACTACCTCCGGAGCTAACCTATGGCAACAGCAACGCGCACCGAATACATCTCGATCGACGGACTTCCACTCACCACCGCCGCGTGGGAGACGGAGGACATCGCCAGCATCCTCGACGGTCCGGCAACCCGGGGCAACGACTTGACCATCCCCACCAGGTACGGGGCGCTCGCACGTCGCCGCGTGTTCGAACCGCGCGAGATCACGATCCCGCTCACCGTCAACGGCTGGTACGACAGCGACGGCGGCACGCACGCCGACCCGCGCGCCGGTCTGCTCGCCAACTTGGACGAGTTGAAGAAACATCTCGCACCGGATTACACAAGCCTCGAAGGTACGCGCCGCCTCTTGTGGGAGGACGCGAGCGGGGACATCTACCGAGAGGCCGACGTGCACGTCTCGCCGGCAATCCAGGTCGCAAGCCTCGGACCGAACGCCGCCCGAGTCGTCATCACCGCCGTCATTCCCGGCGGCGTCTTGCGCAGCGCATACGGACCGCGCGCCACGTACGAGGCGATCGCGTCGGGTGTAACCTCGACGACGTTCACCGTCACGCAAGGGACGAGCAACAGTACCGGCGAGATACAAGACGCGGTGATCGTGTTCGGCGGCGAGGCGACCTGGCCGTTCAACGCGCTCGACTTCGTCGACTCCGGCGCACCTGACTCGGGTATCGGTACGACCGGGGATTGGTACTATGACGAGGACGCCGCCCAAGTGTACGGGCCGAAAGGTGCGGGCGGAGACTGGCCGGGTCCGTTCGACGTGCAGTTCGTATCCGGGTCAGCTCCAAGCGTCAACAACATCTCGCGAGAAGCGTACACGATCCGGTTCGACGCCGGCGTCGCGACCTCCGTATACGGTCCGCGCACCATCGGCAACCCGAACGCGGTGCGCCTCAAAATCGAGAACCTGTCGTACGACTCGACCGGGGCCGTCTACATCGACTACAACCAAGCGATCACCGGTCTGCTCACGATAGACTGCGGCGAATACAGCGCGGTCGAAGGTGCGACCACGACGTCTGGTACGGTCATCACCGGCGGCACACCGTTGTGGCTCCCGTTGTTGCCTGGCTCGAACACGTTGCGCGCGACGCTCACGTCTAACAGCGCGAACGCGTCGCTCAACATCGTCGCGAACCAGGTGTTCTTGTGAACTTCGCGTCCGCTCGCCTCTTCTCGTACAACGGTACGACCATCAAGCACGACCTGTCGGCGATGTCGTCGCTCCAATGGCTCGACGCGTTGGAAGAGACCGGCTCGTTCCAGTTCACGATCCCGGTCGAATACGTCCCGAACATCACCATCGGCGACATCGTCAAGATCGCGTACGGCGACGCGTCGGACGACTACGTGTTCGCCGGCGTCGTCGAGAACCTCACCTTGCAGCAAATCGGCTCCGGGTCGGACGGCATCGCTCGCACGTGGCAAGTCTCCGGGCGTGGGGCGACGGCAATACTGGAAGACGCGCTCGTTCTCTCGGTCGGTGGCGCCAATCCGAACGTGCGCACGTTCACGAGCACGAACGCCGGCGCGATCATGAAAAACCTGCTCGACGCCGCCCAGGCTCGCAGCGTCTTGACGTACCTCACGTACAACTTCACCAACTCGGTAGACAGCAACGGCAACGCCTACACCACGACGAACATCACTATCGACGAACAGGTCGGCACCAACCTGCTCGCCGTCGCCGAGAGACATCAAGAGATTGCGATCGACTACTTCATCGACCCGGACGGCGGGGCGAGCGGCGCGTTGCAGTTGCGATACGTCAACTCGCGCGGCACGGACCGCAGCACCGGGACGAACCCGGTCGTGTTGCGTGTCGGGCAGAACGTGCTCCAACTTGCCGACCAGCGGTCCGGGCCGGTGCGCAACTACGTCTACATCGACACCGGGACGGGATACTCGGCGCAACAGAACGCCGGGTCGGTCTCCACGTACGGCCGACGCGAGACGTTCCTCTCTATGACGAGCAACACCGACGCAACCTTGCAAGGTCTCGCCGCGACCCACATCCTCAACCAGCAAGCAAACCCAACCGACGGCACCACAATCCAGCTCGCCGAAGAGGGACCGGTCCCGTACATCGACTTCGGTGTCGGCGACACGGTGCTGCTCGCCCGCCTGGACGGGACGCGCACCGCGTACCGGGTCCGCTCAATCTCGGCGACCGTCGACGAAGGTGGCAACATTACGTTCGTCCCTGAACTTGGCACCGCTCGCGCCGATCTGACGAAGCGTCTCAACGCCGCGCTACAACGAGCCGAACGGCAGAACGCCGCCGA